CCTGCCGATGATGTACAATCATCCTTGCACAATATGGGTTCGGTCTAGCTTGGATAACTTTGAGTGGACTCATTGTTATGCTAACGCACTCAACGATGAGTACCACTATCGTTATGGTAAACAACATAAGTCTATTGTAGAAGTAGTAAACAAACTACCAGAACCAAAGAATCTACCTAGACTTGGATTCACAGAGTTCGGACTAGCAATGCCTGATGAACTGAAAGACTACGATAATCCTATACAGAGTTATCGAGACTACTATCATCTTGACAAAGCTACGTTTGCATCATGGTCTCACAGAGACAAGCCTCATTGGTGGAATGAAGATTACGCAGATTATGAGGAAAGGATAACAGCGAAATGACAACAGAAGATTATTTAAAAAACGGAGAGTTAGTTAAGTATGAAGTCAATGGTATGTCTATGGTATTCCCAAGAGACATAACAGAAGAAGAACTACACAAGTAAATTACAAAGAGACTAAATAGTTTATACTTTACTAAGAGACCTATAGTAGTTAGAAAGAGTAATGGAGAAGAATATAAATTACTCAACGGCACAAGGATGCAGGGCAAAAGACACTCATCATGAATTTAGAACAATTAATTGCAGTAGCAGAGGAGACACCGAAAGTAATGGGAAAAGCAGAAGTAATAAAACAAAATCTGAAAACACAGCACGAAAAAGTCAGTGCCGAAATTGGTATACTCGAAAAGCAATTAGCAGACAAGAAAGAGTATCTTGCAAAGATTGAAGGCGGAATAGATGTAGTTGATGAATTACTAAAATGATAGTAATAGAAGACGATTTTTATTCAAATCCTGACGAGGTGCGTGAGAACGCACTTAAGATGTTTTTTATGCCTGGAGTGAAAGGTAAAAAGGTTATGTTTGCAGGGCAGAGGACTCTCGGCAGTTTTTCTGCGAAAAACAGATTATACTGCAAGAATAGATTAGAAAACTTAATAAACAGAAAGATAATACTATTCCCTGCTAACAACAGTAACTGCGGGTTTACTCTAGGCAAAGACTTACATGGTAAAGACCATAAGTATAGAAATTGGATTCACCAAGATAAAGGCGACCATGAAACAAAGAGAACAAAACATTTAAACTCTCAGATGTTCGCCGCTGTCTGTTATCTAACACCAGACGATATATCTCCTTCGTGGGAGTATGGAACTGGGTTGTTTAGGAATGTAGAGTCAGGGAAAAACTGGGCTACTGAAGGCGCAACATATGGTAAGTCCAAGAACTTTTCAGGGCAGTGGCCAGGTGAGCCAGGATATGACTTACATACTTACGTAGGTAATCTATATAATAGAGTAGTAGTATATCCTGCTACTTACTGGCATGCACCTTATAATGCAGGTTTTGGTCATGATAAATATACAGGAAGATTAATCCAAGTATTCTTTTTCCATGCAGAGAAAAGTGGAGTAGAGAAAGGATATGAGCTTACTTAAATTAAATGGCAAGGGGATTCGAGACTTAGAAAAGAATGTTCTTCATGAAGAAATAACTAGGTCGGAAAAGAACAAAGAGTGGATAAAGTATCATTCTATAGTTCCAAAACTATGGGATAGACCTAGGCTCAATGCGTATGTTTACTCATTATATGGACATGAAAAATATCTAACTTACATTAGATATTCTATAATGAGTTTGCGTTTAGTACACAATGATGCAAAGATTATAGTTTTTGCAGAAGAAAACATATGGGCTAGAGCAAAAGAAGAACTAAAACATTTAGTATTTGAACATGACATTATATTTGTAAAAGGTATAGGTGCTTGTTATAAACAAGTTTTAGCCTGTCACTACATTCTAAGAGATTACAGAACATGTACCTTTGTAGATGCAGACCTTTTCTTTTTGAGTGATAAAGTAGATACTTTTAGACCTGAACTAGCAAAGGTTACAGAATTGTTAAAGAATAATCCTAAATCATTTGTTTGGGCGTTTGGTAGGAAAGAAAGTCCAAATGTGAATGATACTGTAATGTATAAGAGAGGCAGGGAGGAAACTCTCTGGCCTCACACTTATATCTGGGATATGGAAGATGCACTCGGTTTAGACATAGTTGACCTTCTAGAAAATGAAACACTATGGAATATATCATACATTTTTACCTTTAGTCCTAGAGCATTGACTGATGAGTACAAGGCATGGGCTATGTGGTCTATGTTCAATAATAATATGTGTGATGAAACTGTATGGTGGTTATGGAGTAAAAAACATAATTGGAAAGCATACTATTGGAATACTCATCTTGATAAAGTTAGTATCAGTTCGAGAACACATGAAGGCAAAGAGATACATTTGTTTCAACCAATGTTTACAGATGATTTAGAAAAGAAAGTACATAGAAGATATCAAACTTTTATGGCAATACTAGAAATAGAGAATAAATACAAAGAGTTTATACATGAGCGATTACAACACGAACAAATTTAACGAGGACGAAGCACTCAAAACGCTTCAAAAATATATAGAGTCCACATACGATGGACACTATAGCATGAACAAGATACAATCTACTGAGTTCATATTTGATGCAGGACATGGAGAAGGTTTCTGTATAGGAAACATAATAAAGTATGCACAGAGATATGGAAAGAAAGAAGGAAAGAACACAGTAGATTTATTAAAAATTTTACATTACGGAATTATTTTACTAGGGGCAACATATGAGAACGAAAAAACACGAAAATCTTACACAAGCAAATATAACCAAGGTAATTGAGTTATTAAACCCTACAGATGGTAGTAAGCCAATCACTAAGAAAGAAGCATGTAGTATACTAAACATAGCTTACAACACAACTAGGTTGGGCAATATCATCGCAGAGTTTCATGAGATGCAAGAGTTCCGTGCAAGAAGAAAAGCACAGAATAGAGGCAAGGCAGCAACGCCACAAGAAATACAAACAACAGTACAGATGTATCTAGAAGGAGATAATGTCAGTGAGATTGCCAAAGCACTGTATAGGTCTCCAGCATTTGTAAAAGGTATCATTGATAGAATCGGTGTACCACAAAAATTGGCAATGACTGACTATCAGGGGAGAAGAGAGGCTATGCTACCAGAACAATGTGTAGCAGATGAATTTGAACCAGAAGAAAGAGTTTGGGCAATCAGACAGAACTATCCAGCGATAGTAAAGCGAGAGTTACAACCTGAACTTGCAGAAGAAAGAGGTTATAAATTATACCTTGTTGACACGATAGAGTGTACACAAGACGACTTAAAAAATACATACTTCCCACATTTGAGTCATGCAGGAAAGCAATACTGTTTACCAGCATATGATATGGGCAGTCTAAGACATTTACGAGAGTATATGTAAAAAGGAAATATATGGAATATATAATTGCTATGTGGTTTTCTGCGTGGCTAATACAACTGTGGACAATATTTAGACCAATTTGGTTGTTAATACCCAAAGGCAATATGGTCATGCAACATAAATACATCACTGGAACTGTAATGGCAGTATTGGTATTCGTTTTAGTACCTTTACTATTATTACCAATGATGAGTGATATACATAAATTAAGATTTCAGAATAGTTTTCTGAAGGGATTATTAGGAGAAAGATAATGGCATACATAGGCAACCCGTACTACGATGCTCTTGAAGCAAAGTACATAGCACAAATAAAAGAAGCACAAGCCGTCTTGCAGACATACTTTCAAAACTCTGTAGGTATTGGAGAACACTCTGACTTACTGCCTGAGTTTGATAAGTGGGTAGAACAACTTGCAAGTGCAGATGAAAAGCTACAAGCATTGCGTAAATTATTAAAAAGATGAAGCAATCACTAATCCTAGAAGATGGTGATAAAAAGATTGCTGTAGTACGAAACACATACGAAAGAGCTGTGTTTCACTATATGCATGGACTAGACTTTATAGGTTTTGATAACTGGTTGATGGAGGGTAACTTAACCAATCAGTTTGAGTTATATAAAGACTGTGACTACTTTATAGATTTTAATGATTGGCAAAATGAATTAAAACTTTTAGACTTACATCCAAAAGATACTTCAGTAATGGAAGGTCAAGTAGGAATATCTGACTATAAGAACTGGTATACACTAAAGAGTCGACAAGTAATATTCCATCTGTACACTGATGAGATAAAGCACTTCGGTTATAGCTATTAGAAAATAGTTCTTGACAGATGGTTAAACTTTTTGTATAATATACTTATATTAAGGAAATAAGCAATGAGTGACAGATTTTACCAACAAATGCTAGAGACCACAGGCTGGGCTCCAGGCTACCGTAACACTGCGACCATTGCCGAATACAAACAAAACTACACATTAAAAAGGAAAAGAAACATGGCGTGGACAGACGAAAGTAAAGAACAAGCAGTTGAGATGTATACTGCTGAAGAACCAACTCCAGAAAACAGTATGGAGATTGTAAAGATGATTGCTGAAGAATTAGGCGAGAGCCCAAATGGTGTCAGAATGATTCTTACTAAAGCAGGAGTATATGTAAAGAAAACTCCAGCTACTAAATCAAGCGGCGGTGGAACTGGTGGTGGCAGAGTAAATGTTGCTGCAGCACAAGAACAGTTAACCAATGCTATTAGCGATGCAGGTAAAGAGCCTGACTCAGCAATCATCAGTAAACTTACTGGTAAAGCTGCGGTATATTTCGCTACATTAATCAACGAACTAAACGATTAATACCCCTGATTGCATGGGGAGGGCAACCTCCCTGTGTATTTTTGTATCTAACAAAAGCACCTTACAATGTAATACCATGAGTGGACGGTAATAGATATTAACCTACCAACAAGGAAACGCATG